TACGGTTGGCCCTCAGAAGATTGACGTCGAAACGTCGTCCTGAGGAGCCTGGCTATCATGAAAAGTTGTTTCGTGATCAAGCTAACTTCTTGACTGTCAATAATGGATTCATTAGCTTTTTGCGAGCCCAATATGAGCAGCATTTTTCAGAGTTTGGGGATGTTGAGGGTGAGGCGTATGCTCACCATGCAGACCCACATGAGAAAAGATTGTTACGCATTCAAGCTTGGAAGGATCTTATTGATACAGGACTGATGGTTACAGACTTGGGGTGGGTCAAATGGGTGAAATACAAAATGAAATGTGACGAAATGGCCAAACCGAGAAAGTATCCACGGATGATTGGTGATCTCGGTGTTTGTGCAAGTTTATTTGGCTTTCGTCTTACCGAGATCCTTAAGGTAGCTCAAGATAGGACCATTGTCGAAGTGTTTGGCGGTCAAATGGAATTTGTTAAGGCGCCTGATCCATTTCGAATGGTGGAGATCTTTGAGAAGCTAATGGATCCTCCTGGGAAGTTTTATTTTGTGTGTTTTTCAGATGATGCTTGTTTGTCCGTTCGGATTGGAGAGGAGGTTAAAATGTATAACTCGGATGTTAAGTGGTGTGATGGGTCACACGGACCACTTATTTTCGAGGCTTACGTTAACCTCTTTCCAATGCGTCTCCATGGGTTTGTTCGTGAGTTGGTTTCTCAGTGTGAGAAGCCAATACGAGTATATTCAATGGAGGATCGGAAAAACAAAGTGCAGCTGAAACCCATGCGGCCTATGTTGTACTCTGGTTGCACTATTACCACTAGCATAAATACTTTTGCTAATATGGTTATAATGTTCAGTGTTGCTTTGAGTGGCGATTACTCAAAGGCAGGGATTGAACAAGGAGCATTGAATGTTGGGTATTGTATTACACTTGAGGAGTGTCCTACATATCATCATCTTCAGTTTTTGAAACATTCACCAGTTGTCGACGTAGATGGAGAAGTTAGGCCTTTACTTAACCTCGGAGTGTTACTACGGCTTAGTGGAGTTTGCCGTGGGGACCTTCCTGGAAAAGGGGATTTGAAGAAGCGTGCAGAAGAATTCCAAGGTGGATTACTGCGCTCCGCATATCCTAAGGCCCGGTTCACTTTACTCGATGTTATGAGTAAACACGTGCTCGATACAGATTTGGATCTGTCTCATCTGTTTGCCTTTAAGGTTGTCAAAAACGATGAGTATCCTGTGTTCCGAGTTGATGATGACGAGTTGTTCACTCGTTATTCGCTTAATTCATGCGAGATTCATTTCATCAACTACGGATTTGGTAACATGGGGTATAGAGAATCATG